ACTGGCAGATCGGGTATCCGTATAGGTGCGCCACTCTGCCAGTCGTAGATTGATACGAATGGACTTTGGTTGTGAGCAACCGCCATATATCGCCCGTTTGGGGACCATGCTATGCCATTGCAAGCAGCGCCCGGCAACTGTGCGGGGTCAGGCATCCGTACAGGCGCGCCGCTCTGCCAATCGTAGATTAATAATAAAGGCAATGCGCTACTTCCTACTGCCATATACCTCCTATCAGGCGACCATGCTACGCTAATTCCTTGACCCGCTGGTATCTGTGCGGGACGGGGTATCCGTAAAGCATTATTTTGTGTTTCATCGCCCCAAATCCTACCATGCAACCCAACAACCCTATCACCAGCGGTTAAATTAGCGGATGCTTCGCCGTTAAACATGCTGTATCTGGGTAAGCCACCGAATGGTTCTATGTTAAATTGTGTGTTTATACTTGCTAATCCCATCATTTCACCTGCCTACCCAAATATTATCAAACCACCACTTAAATCAACGGTAGGTCTACGCCGTGCATAAACCCTCACAGCACCTACAGAAACGCTACCAGCACTCATTACACCTGCCCTTAAAGCCAATGCCGTTGATTCTGGTGTAAATACGATATTGACGTTGCTATTTGCCAATACATCACTATCCGCTATATCTGCCTGTACTGTAAAGCCGGGTATAACTGTGCTTATACCAGTCCATGCAGTAGCCAAAACAGTAAATGGTTTAACCGTTGCGTCACCAGCGACACCGCCACCGCCGCCAAGCTCATCCACTTTTTTGCCACTATCTATAACTTGACCGTCTTTGAATATCGCAACATTATCATCATCTGCTGTTGGCACTAAGTCCATTTTACCTGTGATGTCCAACGAGAATGTAAAGTGATGTTGCCATGTAATTTCGCCTGTAGTGCCATCAATCGCCGAAGCAATATATCGTGTTGGCAAGCCACCTCGTGTTTCATCGGCTGATACATGTATAAAGTCATTGACAAATATCTCAGTAAATGCCGATTCATTATCAGGCACAGCCGCAAAAGTGGCAAACACACCACGGTTAAAACCTAAGCCTTCCAAGTTAGATACTCTGCCTGTTATGGAGGTTATATTTTGCTCGGCTGTTGTGACACGAGTTGTCAGGCTATTAACATTTGCTTCTGCTGTACCAACTCTGGCATTCAGGTTAGATATATCCGTTGCCGCGGTATCAATGCGGTCATTAGCTTGTGTTATGCTAGTATTTACTTGATTAAAGCGGTTATTGTGTGCCGTCGCAGATGCATCATGTGCGGCAATTGCAGCATTTATCAACGCCGTTATTTCTGCCGGAGTTGCGCCGCCTGTCGTACCGTCATCAGGGATAAATGCTTCCTCTGTAACCGTGACAGTTCTCGCGGTATCGTTAAACACAAATTTATATACCGTTGAATCAGCACCAATTTGATACAATTCCGTAATCGGTTCGCCTTTAATAAAATGGACTTGCGCTCCGTTGAAATGTACCCAAAATGTGTCATTGTCTGCAAAGTCGTCCTCGTCAATTTCAATAAGTCCGTCTGTTTCCGTTATTGCCACAGGATTAACCATCAATATAACGGCTCGTTCTTCAACGTTTACTAATTGATACCATACATTACCCATACCGCCCCAAACGCCGCCGCCTGATGGGGCAGTCGGCATTTTATTGTCAAACCTTGCGTCTACTGCGTTCATGGCATCGTCAAAATCATCTTGACGAACTAAATCAGAAGTATCAACATCTCCACCGCCACCCGCAAATTCAGGCGTTATTTTGCCGTTTTCATATACGTAAGGTTTTAGGATTTCCATTAGCTACCACCCGCTCTGTACATTCCGTCATTGTCTACTCGCCAAACTTGCGCCCAACTATTCACACTGTCGTTGAAAGTAAAATTGTAAATCCCTTCGGGTTTAAGATATGACGCTTCGTAGCCGCCACGTTCGGAACGCACGTCCTTGAAGTCTTCCCACCAACTATCCGGTAACGGCTCGTTTATATCCACGTTTAACCCTAACATGTTCTGCATTTGCGGATCTAAAGAATCAGGAACTTGTATTGATACTTTTATACCTGCATATTTGCCACGTCCAGCCGCATCATTTGAGGCTATTATCGGAATAGCCCAAGATGCGTCAATGGTCATCATGTTCTTAAGGTGGTCACTCCAGCCCTCAGGATGCAACTTCACTTCATCCATCCTATAAACATATGTGTATTGCTGAATATCTCCACTAGGCACAACACCGCCGCCGCTTCCTGTATCATCTCCGCGCACTAAAAACCGTGTTTTGTCAGGCATTTGCATAGTCTCCAGTTGTGCGACAGTCGGCATTGAGTTAAATATTATCTGTGTTGCGTGGAGAGGGTTATTAGTTGAACCATCACCCTGTATTGTTAAACCGTCTGTTCCAACGGCTGCTATGCCGGATTCAATATCATCTAAAGACTTACCACTGTCTATTACTTGCCCGTTATAGTCAAATATAGCAATATTATTTTCATCAGCAGTCGAAACAAGTACCATTTTGTCGTCCAAATCAGCCGCTTGCAATGCAGATTCAGCGTCTATTACAGCGTTTATAAGCCTCTGTGTTGCGCCCACCAATGGGGCTGTTCCTGTTCCTGTTACCGCTATGAGATTTTCGCCTGTTGGCGTTCCTACGCTCTGTACACCCGTTGTAGTTGCTGCAGGCACGAATAGCAAATCGTCTGTCCCCGTAGTTAAGGCATTGCCGATATTATCAGAAATTAAATCTGCAACATCGGCAATCCCACCACCGCTAACTTCTACAAGCCGACCTGCTGTAATATCAGTCGCTAAACTTGCGTCTACAGTGGCTAGATTGGAAGATGTAAAGCTAGATGCAATCCTAAATAATCTATTTCCCAAATACGCGAAATGACCTTTATTATAGCCAGAATCACGCACATATTCTTTTGCAGGGACGGTTGTTGTTCCACTGCCCGGCCTAGCCATGACAATGCGTTCGCCCTGCCAATCAAGGCTTATGTGTTCGTTATCTAAAACCACATTCCATATAACCCGCCCATTTTGAATAGGAATAACGGCGGCGGGATTTGATTGTATACCTTGGGTTATTTGTGCCATTAGTCCCATACCTCCCATTCCAGTTGCTTTTCAATATCATCCAGTCTGTCAGTTATCGGAATTAAATCAGCCGCCCTCAAGAAATTCCAGTCAGGCGGCAAGTCGTCAAGTAAATCTTTTATTTGGTCTATAGCATCTTGCAAAGCGTCAATATCAAGCGCGTTTAATGCCGTCTCTAATGCGTCTACGCGCCCATCTAATGCGTTTACACTTGCTTGTGTGGCTAAATCTGCTATATCGCTTTCAACATCGTCTAGGCGTGCTTTAAGCGCATTTAGTGTATCTTGCAAATCAGACGGCAACCCGCTAACGTCTATATTTTCAATTTCTGTTTTCAATTTCAGGATATTCCGCACGAAAATATCATGTTCATGCGAAGTCAAACCGTTAGTAACATTTATCATTGGTCTGCCATCAGAATCACTCCACGGCGTCCAAGCGCGAGGAACTGTGTTCAAGCCGCGTGTGACGTTCGTTAGGGCATTGGCAGACTTGCCCTCATATTTGAAAGTCTCGACATTATTCCCGACACGATCAAATAAGATTGCAATGTTTGGAGGTTCGCAAAGGGCATTAACGTCCGCAACGGGAATTACCGTGCCGACTGCACTTATGCCCATTGTTAATGGCACTATTTCTGATTCTTTTTTCTTTTGATACATTTCTTCAAGGAACATGTAGCACCGCCTTATGGTTTAATCTCAGTCAACCCAACTGCTGGCATATCAAAGCCTGTCGTATAATATCGTTGCACCATATCCGGCAATTCTTGCGGCGGCTGTTGTGGATCAATATAATCAACTTCTTCAATATCCAAAGTGCCAAAGCGCGGCATGTATTGCACGTCTTGCGTTTGCTGTATTCTTAAACCGTTTGGATCGAAAAAGCCGTTAAATAGTATATTTTGAAAATCTATCGCGGAAATCAATCGCGTCTCCAGCAAGCGCACACCCAAAACATGCGGGAATAGTATCGTCCACCATGTATGAGTTTGGACGGTTCTTTCGGACGGAAAATAGTGCATTAAGTCCAATATTTCAGGGTCATTGTATTTTGCGTACAAAGCTTCAAACCGTTGTCGAACAAACACCCACGCATTTCCTATACCGTCATTGCTGAAATACGATCGCTCCCATTCGTCTACAACATTCTGTCGGGCTTCGACAAAGAATTGCTCGACAATTTCGTTAAAAACGCTTTCAAGTTGCCCAACTTGGATATTAAAAATCGGAACAACACGAACATTGACATTAACGTCAAGCCAAAGGGGTGTTGTAACCGTAACGCGATGGGCTATAGGGGCAATACCCATCCAGGATTCATCTTCGCGTGGTCTACGGGCTAAAGACCCTGCCATTCTGCCTAAAAGGAGAGGGCTGCCTATGTTCAGTACGTTTCTTATATCGTTGTTAGTTATGCTCATAATATCACCTTTATAATAAAAAACCCGCATTTATGCGGGTTGCAATCACCAGTTATGCTACTATCTCTGTATGTGTTTCAATCATATATCGTGTTACAATCCACAAATCTATTTCAATCTTTCCAATTGTTACTATCATCGACACTGTTTCAATCCCTTAAAATGTCACTATCGACGCTTGTGTCTCAATCTTGTTTTATGTTATGCTCTGTTAACTTGTTTCAATCCATACTCATGTCACAATCGACTTGCATGGTTCAATCCAACCACTTGTTATAATCTAATTTTCTGTTTCGCTCTACAAGCCTGTTACAATCTCGGTACTTGGCTCAATCTAAGACTGTGTTACAATCTATTGTGGTATTCAATCGTTTCGTGTGTTACTATCGCTTATCTTGTTTCAAACGCGAGATATGTTATTATCATTGATCTTGTTTCAATCCAGCGCTCTGCTACTATCATTTCACATGTTTCACTCATCACATTGGCCAATTAGGTATCTCTATTTCATGCGCATGGTTTAAAATTGCCAAGGCATATGGCTTAGGAGGCTTTTCGCCTCTATCTAACTCATACCAAACGCTAAATAAATGACTTAAAAATATCTTAACAGCATATCGTTCTGCTCTTTGCTGTATATGCGCTGGTGGTAATTTTCCAATACTATACCACTTATACGCCTCTGTATCCTTGCCTATTTTATATTTTTCAAGTTTTGTCGCCGCTTGTTCCGCATAATCGCCAGCTTCATTCTTTGCAAGCTCATAATCTTTGCGTTGTTTGTATATCTTACCGTAAACGTCGTTATCGTTGTTTGATACTTTCACAAACGATTGACCGATTTTCCAGCACAAGGTTTTCAATGAGGCATTCCAAGGCCTTTTCTCGCCTTTCTTCCACTCCTTTGTTGGATCAAGACCCGCAAACGCTTGTATCTGTCCAGCAGTTTGAACCTTTTTAATGTCAATATGTGCCATTAATCCGGCTGAAATTACAGGGCCGATACCGCAAATAGACAACAGCCATCGCCCTATAGGTTTAGACTTTGCATAGCTTTCAAGTACGCTTTTAATATTGCGCTCCAGCGTGTCAAAATTATCTGCAAAAAATGCTAATGTTTCATGAGGTTCACCGTCCGGCGTTGTTTCCAGTTTTCGACATTGATTGTCTGTACGCTTCCGGTATTCTTGCATTTGGTAATAAGTATCAACAAGATATCGCGCCTCTTGATCTGACAATGTGACGCTTGCGTTTTTAATATCTTTGTTTAATTTTGTTAATGCTTCCACTTGTTGGCTCATGGTAGTACTCCTCTCACAATACACTCGAAAAGAATGTTATAATCGCCTCGCCTGGTTCACTCGCTGCCCCTGTTACAATCGAGTGTGATGGTTCACTCCCTATTGCTGTTACAATCAGCAATTTTGGTTCACTCAATGGAGGTGTTACAATCCGATTTTTGGCTCGCTCCACAAAACTGCGACAATCCGTTCCATTGGCTCGTTCGGCTTTTGTGTTACAATCCCTTGCTGTGACCAAACAAAAACCCCATAGAGGTGAGAGGCCCTACAGGGTTATATAGAAAATCGGTTGACCGATTATTCTTGTATTGTAGACGCTCTCACACATCTACAAATAAAATAACATATAAATAACACTATGTCAAGTGTTATTTGCAAGATATTTCGCTTTTGTAGCTATACCACCGCGAATATGCCGCTCAGACTTGTTTTTCTCAAGCACTTTGCACGCTTCGACGGCAAGATTTGGATTAATCTTTGTCAAGCGCACCGTAACGTCCTTATGAACTGTGCTTTTAGATGTGCCGTTTTCCTCTGCTGCTTCGCGTACCGTTGCGTTATGAGTAATGATAAAGTTAGCTACGTTTATTGCTCTTTCTTCGATGTAAGGTTTCAAGAAGTCACCCTCTCTATCAAGTAGACCTACCAAATAAATACATACTCGCACCCGCTCCCGATCTTTCAACGGGGTCTATAATTTCTTGCACTAAATTTACAAATTCGGGCGTAACTGGACGATTTTCGCCGTCTAATATGCTGATCCGCACAGAACCTTCGCCACGCCAAACAGGAAATACCATGACAGAACCTACACCGGCAATCGCTTGAACTTCCTGTATATATTGCTGTACATTACCGCCGAAAGCTCGCCGGCGCAAGAATGCTAAGAACCTACGTCTATACTGCTCATCTATTTCTCTATTTCTTCCCGGCTGCAACGTCCCGGTTATGCTTGCCCTGCCGATATTATTTATTGGCTGTCCAGGGATTAAATCGCCCTCGTAAAGATTTCCTATGTCGCCTGGTTCTGTACATCTGAAAAGTACGTCACCGTTATGTGTTTCATGTATGGCAAACTCAATACGTCGCTGTCCTGTATTTTCAGCAACAAAAAGACTTCCAATAGGGAAGTCAGCACGAATACCGCCGCGAGTTTCAGTAAAACCTATTCTTATAGCGTGAGTTGCGTCAAACCGCGGGAAATCATAGTCACGCCCTAAATTGTCAAGGTTTATTCCAAACGCTGAATATGCGAAAACTTGACGTTTCAAAAGCTCCACAAGTTGCGCAAGTTCAGTAACGCTTATCGCAATCGGAGACATAACTTGTGATTCAGCGGAACTCCAACGGCTGTCAAATGGCAATTCAATCGGTGTGCCATCTTCATGAGTGTTTAGGCGCTGGAACATGCGGCGAAGTATCGGCGGGAAGTCAGTAGCCATACGAGTACGCGATAAATCGTCGAGATCGCTTATAAGCGCAGTTAAGAGGTTATCAAAATTACGATTATCACGATTTACTGATACTTGTGATATTATGGTTGCTCTTAACTCTTCTAGTGCTTGAGATAACCTCAACCCTGCTGACATTGGTCTTGACATGACGACCTCCAATAAAAAACCGCCTTGCGGCGGTTATGTCCAATATTTCTGTTCTGCTTCTTTTCGAGCTTGTGTGGCTTCTTCCAAGGTGTTGAAGTAACCTATGTGCTTCTCTTTTTTATTAACACTTATTCGAGTATGCCATTTCTGATTATCTTTATTAAATCTCACGCCACGAGTACCGCTTGCATTGTCTTTTCTGTTTCTTTGATTTCTATTTTGAACAACCCTAACTGCCCACCGGCAATTAGACGGTTCGTAGTTACCGTTTACGTCTATACGGTCTATTTCAAGACCTTTTTTATAACCGTTTAAAATTGCCCAGTTGTAAAAAATCTGAAAACTTTCTAGCCATTCATTACAAATACTAATACCTCTGCCACCATATTGAGAATAATCTTTGTTATTCTTACGATAGCAACGGTCTTTCATGGTTGCAAATATTCTGTACAAAGACGTTTTTGATTTGCCATGTGTCGTATTAACTGCACGCCTGTTTTCATCATTATAACAGCCACATGACTTTGTGCTGCCGTTTTTTAATAACGCACCCGCAACTTTTTTACTGTTTCCGCAATCACAAGAGCAATTCCACATTACAGTCTTGCCGTTATTCTCAGCCCTTTTTTCTACATATAAACGTCCAAATTTCTGTCCTGTTAAGTCAACGAGCCTGCTTGATAACACTTTTTTAATGCAACCACAAGATATGGTCCTTCCTCCTCTTAAAGAATTTCCAACAACTACTCTTGTATTTCCACAATCACATATACAATTCCATGCTGATCTACCAGATACGTCACTTGCCCTATTTTCAACAAGCCATCTGCCAAATCTTTGTCCAGTCAAATCAATAAAACGCATGATACAATAACCTCCTTTTGTTTTTCTTTGCGTTCGATGAGGTTATTATATCATAAATATATTATGTTTTCAATACTGACTTCTCGACAATGGAACATCAAGCATATATTCAAATGGCCCAAAAACAGATACAATTTTAAACCATGCCGCAACGCTTCTTGGCCCTATTACCTCAACTCTCAAAAGATGCACTTCGACTATTCTATCGTCCATCTTTAATGCATCTTTTACAACATTTCCAATTCTTGCACGAAAATAGTTAGGACTTCTGTTGATGAATTGTTCAAGTTCAATTCCAGCATTCCAGGGAGTATTGCGATATGCAAATCTTTCAGTATGACATATAGTGTGAACTGCCTGCCTCACGGCCTCCATCCCATTTGCACTACCCCGCAACACAGACGTTTCCCCACCCAAACGGTCAACGCTATGGACGTATGCACTTGTATAAGATGATTCACGGCGTGGTTCGATGGGTAATGCTTGTATGTCACGGAATGATTGTATCATAGTTCACCTCACAAAACAAGAAAAGCAGACTTTTATTGTCTGCTTCCCCTGTTACACGCTAAAATGATAATATGTCGGATTAGGTCGTTAGAGTTTTGTGCTTATGATATTAGTGACGTCTTTGCTTTTCGCCGTTGACGAAACTATATATTAAGGTTCCGTCATCCCAAACATCAACTCGGGTAGATATTTCGCCAGTCCAATGCATTATATGCCCCCCTACAAATTCCGCAAATTCTTTTGAGCTGTCTTCCCATATTTGTCTCAATCTCTCTAGCCGAGCGTCTGCCTCATATTGAAAATGAGAAGTCAATCGGCTATTGTAAAAATACAAATATCGAGATGCTTCAATATTCCAGATCATAACATTTTCTTCACTGCTTATCCAATTTGAAATGTCTAAATCTTTATTCCAAATTTCCCAATACGCAGTCAAACTGTTAATGTCATCTTGAAATGTGCGTTCAATTTGTGGAGATAATTCTGACCTTGTATCTATTTCTAACGCAGGCGCACACCCCATAAAAGACATAAGCACGATAAGCATTAAAATTGCTACAGTTTTTTTCAAATCAAATCCTCCTAAAATAGAAAACGCCTTAGCAGGTAGTGGTCTGCTAGGCGTTTCCAATATAATAAGGCGGATCATCCACATATTATCATCTTAGCTACAAGCCACTACACTTGTAAAAAGAGGATAACATACTTAGACATGGTTGTCAAGCATTATTTTAAGAAAATTATCCGTATCGCCGTAGTGTGCTTTTAAAACACTGATCGAATTCTTTAGCCGCAACGTGTCCGGCGTGTTGATATATCAAATCTACGACTTTATTAGCTGACATATTATCGGCGGCGTAAACTTGTACCGGGCTATTTACAGTTATCGGCGGCATTGACATACCGCCTTGCTGATATGTGCCGCGAACATAGCGCACTTCGTTTATGTCGCGCCATAGTTGAACCATTTCACCGCGAAAACCCTCTGTTTCAATATCTTGAACAACAACAGGGTTTGAGCGTGTGCCTCTTGCACTTCCAACAAGCCCCATAGGATCGCGCCCCGCGCGCTCTCTAGCAGATACACCAAAACCTATAATTTGTTCGGCTATGGCAAGTGCTCGTGCCGCATCTTCTGCATATTCGCCTCCAGCCGCCACGCTTGCAGCCAATGCTGATAGTCGAGCATTTTTAAATTCTCTCATTGCTTCTGTTGCATCATCAACCGTAGAAGTTAAAGATATCAATGCGCCTGTTTCTTCATCCCAAACACCGACACTATCAAGAAACGCATTTACTTGGCGTATAGTTTCAAGCTCCATGTATGCCTGTATTGTATGTTCTAGTGCATCTTCAACATCTAGCAACGCTCCATGTTCATCAAAAAGAAAATTCAAATGCTCTGGAGCTATGCTCATAATAGCGTCAAATTGTTCAATTGTAACACCGTAGCCGCTATTCATGCCCTCTAACGCACTTGCTACTGTATTATGAGCCTGTGCCATAGTATTAGCCGCATCATAGGTATTACGAAACGATCTTGTGATTCTTCTAGCCATTTGTTCCTGTGCTGCCATTACAGCGTTAGCACGTCTATAGGCTGCTTCAAGGTAATACAACTCTTTAGCTTGCTCAGATATAGCGTTTGTTGCTCTATTAATATTTACAGGAAGATTATTGAACTGGTTGACCATATTTGCAATTATTCTAATTAGGTCTTCCGCTTCTTCACCGCCGTCTCTTAAAGCGTCCATATATTCATAAAGCCCTTGTACAGATTCCCCTAGGTCTAGTAATTCAAGTTCTGTAAGACCTTCCCAATCGTCCAAGTTCTGTTGAAGTGTCTCTATAAATGAATCAGAATAAATATTAGCTCCAACAACACCATGAAATTCTAATTCTCGGCGATGCCTTTCTAATGCTTCCTCAGTCATATCACTGAGCCTATCTGACATGTAAGAACCGATACCTATTAATTCTTGACCGGTTAATGTTTCTATAATATCTTCAACGGCGCGTTGTTGTTGTCTGGCTGCAATAATGTTTAATAATCTTGCATGTTCTTCTAGTTCTTCATTTTGTGCTTTAAGGTTGTCTAGTAAAGCATCACTAGCTCCTAGTCCAGCCATACGCTCCATTAATGCAATATTTTCCTCAAGCTTTCGAGATAAAGATTCACTTTCACGGGTTAAACTGTTAGCAGACCTAATCAAGCCGTCAAACGATTCAACAACTTCATCCGTGTCTTGCCTAAAATGTCTAAGTATAGATAAAATCGCCATAACGCTAGTAGCTACCAACGTTATAGGCGCAATTAATTTCGATATAGTAACCAACGAAAACTTAGTTGCACTTAGTCCGCTATTAAGCTGTATAACACCCGAAACAATCATAGAGACTTGTTTCGGTATAACACCAAGATTGCTACCCAACCGTGCTATGCTCTGCGCCATTTGGTTCATGCCGCGCGTGTTGTTTGTGGTTTTTTGTTTCGTCCTCTCTAGTGATTCATTTACTTCTTCGATAGCCTCAGCCTTTTCATGGATGATCTCCACTTTAGCAGCTATGGTCTCTTTTATGTCTTCCGATATTTCTCCGATATCTATGTTTAGCTCTCTTAGTGCTTCCTGGCTTTCTTTTAGGTAATCGGAAGCGATTTTAACGCTATACGTTCTTTCACGCAACTTCTCCGCCATATCAATAGCGGTTTCGATGCTTGATCCTGTCGTATCAAATGCACCAGCTATTTTGCCAACTTGTTCCTCAATGCCGCCAAACGATTCCTTGAATTTGCCTACGCTTGCACTTGTTTCATTTATTAAATTTGGAAACTTCAAAAACACGGACTGAAGCTCTTTAGATGTTGAATAAACCGCTTTAACTTTAGCGTTTATTGCTTCGAGAGTGGCCGACATGCCGTCCTCAAGTACGATTTTATTCCGAATTTCACCTGCGATGATGTCCACCCCCGCTTCTTGCAAAATAAAAGTACGCTGTTTATTAGCGTACTTTATATATTAGACATTGTCAGATCCCCTATATAGTATGTTTTAATTTGTTATAATATTCTATGGCCATTTTTATGCCGATCGGCGGCCCACTAACAGACCTCATCCCTGTTTTTTTATCAACACCGTGCCAACAAGCAAAGTTTGGCCTGTAAATATCTGGCCAAACAATAAATGAAAATGCTGCGTTATTTTTATCATCGTCAAACAAAGCAATACCCACGTCTTGGTTCATTAATTTTTCTACTTCTTTTGCTGAAATGCGCGTTCAATAAAATCCATAATAAATAACACCTCCGTAGTGTATTCCGATTTTTAACAGTAGGAGGGGTGTTCGGAATACACCCCTCGTCAGCGGGTAATTAAGCCGCTCTAGCCTATGCTTATTATACACCTTGTCTGACTAATAGTCAAGAGTATTTTCGTTCTCCTTTTCTTCTCCTACTCTTTTAGCTGTTTGCTCTAAATCGTATTCAACCTCCGGCATAACCAACCCCATGAGTTCGCCTTGTTCAAATTCCGACATTTCGCGAAATTCCCAAGGTAATATTTTAAAATTGGATTTTAAAACCACCTTATACATCGTCATTGCATAAGGATCATGAGGCGTGAAATCTTTGGTTATGCCGAATGCTAGTTTTTTACTACATTTGCGATATCAAGTGTCTTATCTGCGTGCTTGTCGGCTTTTTTCTTGCCAAGTCCCATTATTGTGTTGTAGACGGTCTCAGTTGCAAGTGCGTCAAGAAACTTGGCTACAAACTCTTCGCGTGTTACGCCTCGTGCCGACAGTTGTTCATCCGTAAGTTCTGCAATTTCTCTGATATTTTTCGCCAACAAAGAATAAGCAAATTTCGTATGTGCCGCGCTTTCAAGCTCGAAGTTCAAGCCCTTTAGGGCGTCAATGGCGATATCCGTAGCATCTTCACCGCTTTGCGCTACCTGTACGGCTTCCTTTACGTTCATAGAAGCTAACAAGGCTTGCTGTAACGCATATTGATGATGTACGCGGTCAGAGTAGTCCGCTGGCTTAATATGCAACGTAATGGTACGCCCACGGTTTGAAACTTCCAAGGGCGTATATTCGTCTGCGCTTGATATAGCGTCGAATTGGTCAAGGACATTGTTTGCTGACGTGTCGCCAATCATTTCTTCACTGTAAACATCCGATTTTAATCTCATTAACTGCCTCTCCTTATTTCTTGAACAGGTCTAAAACGCTGTACTAGTACCGGAGTATCCATAGTCTCCAGAGTTACCGTACCCTCTACAGCGTTTGTTGTACCGCCGCCGTTGGCATCGTCGTATGCAGCATGATTTACTATTCGGCAATTCTGCCAGTGCATGACACGTCCGCCGTTCTTACGAACGCTACGTGGGTCTTCTTTCGTGGATATAATGGATATCTCCGGCTGTTCGCCATTAAGCTTACGCATCCAAACGTCATCCCACAAGCTACCATCCGTACCCACATTGTAAGTTATTGTCAATGTATGACTGGATATAGCCTGATCGTTATATTGCTTGCCGCCTGTGCCCAGAATACGCACAGTAAAATTGCTAGTATTCGGTGCAACAGCAAACGCGGCCATTTCTCCGCGTAATGCATAGGGTGATCCGTCAATTGATATGTCCAAGACGTGTTCCGACGCTCGGACAGCCGTGTCGCCGACTATTCGCTTAAATATATTTCTGCCGCCGTTAGGCATGTGTCACCTCCTGTTAAAATAAAAAACCGCCCGGAGCACAATCGTTACCCATTGTCAATGCTTTTACAATTCTACGTCTACCGACCATGTTATACTCATGTTGAAATCAGAATCCCTAACACTATCCACAATTACCACATCATGAAACTCCACGCGCCAAGTGCGCGGCCCTGCACCGGGTAATACGTGAATCTTTTCAATGTCATGCTCATCCATCATGCTGAAAGTAACGAAATCCTCGCAAATCTGGTTAATAACCGCTCGAAACTTTAATCTTCCAGCAAGCGTATTATCTACGTGACCCTTAAATTGCGTGTTGAAATGCCTATGGACGCGCCGCATAAATTCTCGCAAAGTACGCCCTACGCGGTTAGATGTCCATTGGAGATTTTTGTCAACACGAAGCGATACAAAGCTGTTAACGTCATCTTCGACCTTGTAACGTCCATCCCAATCACGCACATACGAGAATATACCACGCCGGATAGCGTTTTCGCGTTGTCTACGGTTGCGTAGTGGGCGAACGTTTGTCATGTCAAGCATAACGTCGTTAGTTTCGTTATGGTTAGGTAAACTTCCAGCATGATAACCAGCACGATAAAGAACAGATTCGCCAATGGTGTACCATTCGTTATTAAGCTCAATTTCTTGATCGACTTGAGTAATATCGTCATTGTCAATGCCGTTAGCCCACTCGATGGGTATAACTCCGTGCATTTTGTCTTGGTGATCAATGTTTTGCTGATTTAACCAGTTTCGGAACGCTGATCGTGCTTGCAGATGGTCAGTATCTGTAAGTTCGGAGCTAAAGGCTATCGTAGTCCACGGCGGTATGTCTGCCGCAAGCCCAGACCCTGCTAAATACGCCGCGCTTTCTAAAAAGGCTCCCATTCTCATAGGAAATTGTGGCAAATCCCCATTGTCGCCACCGTCGAAAATTATCATGCCTGTCTCTACCGGTGGATAGCCGCCGCCTGTTTCAATTGGCACCTTGACATAGCCACGATCAACAAAATCATTCCATGTGCGTATTTGCTGTACGTCAACGCTACGTGGGATTGTGCCGAAAAACGTCACCACGGAATAGTCGTCGTCAGTCTGCACGATATTCATACGCAACGTGTTTCCAGCTTCACCAAGACGCGCGGCTTCAAAGTCTAAGCCATTGAGGTCTCCAGTTGCAGCTGTGCCGTTGGTATATTGTGGGAATACAATTGATATTTCCGCTCCGGCTGTAAGGGCAGAAGCTTTCTTGTTATGCGGATCGTTAAAGTCAAATGCTGTAAATCCTAGCTTCCCAGCGTAATTTACATCGTAAAATTCACGTTTGTGAATATCTACAGGCGTATTTTCGATATACCACGGAAACGGTATCATTGCGATAACCACGCCGGGAGATATACGTTCGGGAATTAATCGGAATGTGGAACGAATGTCAAAATAGACGCCTGGAAGCCGGACAGGAACGGGCAATTGTGGCATTATTCCTCACCTCCTACTTGTTTTCGTGAGCGTGATCTTGTTGGTTTGCTTATTTCTAGGCAATCTGAGAATTCCTCTAATTCTTTATCCGTGACTTGAACAACGTCACCGGGCTTTGTGTATTCAATTAGTCCAGTATCGGGATTAAATCTAATGTAGTTCTTTGTTACTGTGCATTCGTGTGCGGGTTGCATGATATCCTCCTTTTGGGCAATAAAAAACCGCCTTTTGGCGGCCTATTCTACATGTCTGAAATAACATAAAATATTTGCTGGAAATAGATTTTTTGCTTTTCTTTGTGTTTCTGCAAGATTATTCCTGTCACAAAAAGTAACGATGTGTAGCGTTAATTTTTCACGATCAAACTCTTCAACCACGCATTTTAATTCTTTTAAATCTTTCTTTATTTCACTCAGCAACAACTTTCCAAATTCCGCTCTACACATATTTATCCTCCTATACAATCAATAATGGCTGTCTAACTGCCATTAGGAACATTTAAACCTTTGAAAATTAAAAACCGCCATCAGCATTGGGCGGTTAAATGATGATCGCAACTCATCGTCGATTATATCCATGATCTTTATTATTTGAATAGCCTCATACTATCAATAGGGGTTGACGAACTGAACTTAAAAAAAGTTTTCCATATTCTGTACTTTTTAGAGCGGCTAATGGATCGGTGACGGAAGGTTGAGGCGGCATTGCGTAACTTTCTGATCCGCCGTCCTCGCTGATACTACTTATAGCATTTCCGTACAATGCTTCATCTTCTATGTTTTCCGTAAGTTTCATCAAGTGCATAGCCATAAATGCAATAGCTTGTGTAGTTAGTCGTCGCGCTGCCTGTCTGGCCGCCCACGGTATACCTAAGCGAATAAACTCGCACACCTCCGCATCTGTCCATTCTGCAAACTCACGTCCTACAGTGCGTATAACCGCTAAAACATCAGGGTATTCACAATCACCAACTGGCGGCGCTGTTCCATTGTTATTATTGCCGTTATCAGGCGGATCATTGTTGCCGTATGGGATTACATAACGTTTTGACATTACTACGCCTCCCATTCTATGACTTCTATTCCACGTCCAAACATACGATTAACAGCATTTTGCGTTATCGGCTGTTTAGTTGCGCTTGCGTGCATGTGCCTCAAGACGTTTTCCGCAACTGATTCACTCGAAGAACGTGCAGAATTGCGTTTAATACATTCATCAAGGGCTGTGTCTATGACGTGTACGATAATGCGGTCATTTCGCGTTAATCTCATGCCGTTAAGCAGTTTTTTCAAGCTGTTCATGCCTAGAGTGGTTTGATCTATCCAAAGGTCGTTAGGCTTGCGTAAATTAGCATTTATGCTGTACGTCCAACTTTCAAACTCAAACTTGCTATTAGGTGTAACTTTTTGGCGGGGGCATCGCTTTTGTAGTAGTTTGCGGAAATTATCCCTGTGCATGACTATATCGCCTTGTTTAGCGTTTTCTTTGACGAATGTGGTTTTGCCTGAACCTGGTAGGCCTGAAAGGATGTTTATTGTACGCATGTTTTACCACCTTGCAATAAAAAGCCGTTATTTGAGCGGCACTTTTAATTCTTCAAGACAAGCCAAAAAGTCTTGCATATAATCTTCTGATACATTAACTACTATAGAAACACTTCCGTCTTCTGGGTTCATGGTATGAGATATTACGCGAATTTTTATGAGATATTACGCGAATTTTTGGTTGTTTATCATTAGATTTACTATTCCAGATTTCATCCCAAAAGCTACTATCTGCGCCACGATTGTATATAACATTTATCACAACTCACCTCTTTATTTTTTGATGTAATTATAATATAAATATGTTCATTCGTCAAACACTGGTACGGCCTTACATCTGCACCGAAACTCAGTACCCGGCCAAATCGCCTGCCCATCCACCCCTGCACCCTTTGCACCCTCTGTCCACTTAAATCTCTTACCAAGTAAAACGGCATGATGATCTCTTACTTTATCATCTTTCATTGTTAGCCACTCAAACATCTCGCAATCTAAGTTTTTCGCTCGTTGCTGATCTAATTCATGCAGCAATTCACCTGTAACATTTACAGCAACAAAATCACTTTTCCGCATTGCCATATCTGCCCACTCGTCAAGTTGCGACATAACATAGGCTGCTGTTGCCATGCCTATCAGGGCTTCAAGCAACCCAGTCTCTATACGTTCTTGATATTCACGAGCGATAACCGGCACATAGTCCAGTGCGTCATCCTCTGAATCGTCAAGAATTTCATCAACACCGTTGTCCACAGTTTGTTGATAACTTTGTGGAATATATCCAACTTGCTCAAGCATTGCACTAAGCATATAGCGTCGTGAAGCTTCGTTTACTGTGTCCGTAAATGCATACAATGCTGCTCTAAGCTGTCTAGGCTCCCACAATGCGTTAATAGCCACAATAACGGCTGCTATCTCAGCTTCTAATAAATCAGTGTAACGCGCTAATAGACGCTTCATTTCGCGTGTATCAGCGTCATTAGTAGCTAACCTAGCCTCACGTTGATAACGTTGAAATATCGGGGCGATTTTCTCGACAAAAGCTTCGTTCATAGTGTTTTCCATGAGACGTACACGGTATTTCAATACACGGGCGTACTCTTCCGCAATAGTATCCACGGCGGCATAGTTAGTGCGAAGTCGGTCTATTTCGGCTTGCGTCCTGATTCGGATTGTTGATTGATTTTTGTGGAATATATTCTTTAGAATGTTCAGCATCTTTCAAGCACTCCCAGCAAACATCAGTACGTCCAAAATACATCATACGTCTTGATTTGCATTCTCGAAAACAGTATATTTTATATTCTACGCCGCATATATAACAATCCTCTCGCCGTGGGATATTCCAAATTGTATACAGATATAAAATCGTAAAGAATAAATGAACCACTAAAGGCGTTTCTGCGAAAATGTTAGTTCTTATGAAGTATATTTGCAAACAAGCAAGTGATAATAATATTAACATATTTACAAAATTTCTTGTTTTCATATTATCGCTTCTCCCATTGCTTTTTATAGCACGGCGGGGAAGTCGAACCCCGCCCACAGCCTTATTCTGTCGTGCTATCCTGACCCTGCCTTGTCCGCGCGTCTCTTTGTGGTCTTTGCGGCGGCTCATCTGGTCTGTCTTCTAACGGTTCAAAAAATCCCGTAAAAGCGTTTAATTCCGATTTTGTAGGCGCAACTGTATCACCTATTTTGTATTCTTGCCGTTCTTTGGTTTTGGGATGTTCTCGAGCAAATCCCACTTTCACAACTCTGTGTGTATCATTACCAGTCTTCGTATAAATCACCCCTTATTTGCTCAAACGTTTTTATATCGTTGGTAGTAGCTTCTTTGAAGCCTGTTTTTACGGCATTTAATACACGTTTAGGCACGTCAAACGCGCTAAAACTATCATTAATAATAGGCATATCATAAGCAGTTATAAATTGCTTGCGAAACTCTGCGAATCTATCACGTTTGAAATGTGGCGTGTACTATTCCAACCTTCCCGTCTTGACGAGCTTTAATCCTTGGAACGAGAATTGTCAACACCATGAAGTCAAACATCATTCCGCCACGACTATCCCATTCTACTGTTATCATATCTTGCGCTTGCAATACGTCAATTGTATCACTTGCAAGACGCACAAGAACCATTTCGCCCTTTGGCATGCGACTTGTAGTCTTAATGCGGTCAATACCCGTCATGAGTTCAAGATGTTCACGGAGCAGCCGCCCGTTTGTATCAGGCACAATTTGATTCAGCACGCTTGACATGCCAGTTGGCAAGTATAGGATAGTCGGAGCATCAAAAAACTCTCGAGTTTCCATTTCGTCAATGAGACGATTAAGCATATCCGGCGCATGTTCAGCGTTGAAAGGCGTTGTGAAAGATATCGGTACATTGCCCGGGAAAGTTCTCATGCCAGGGATGACCATACCTTCAATTTTATGTGGATAGCCATTTACGCACATGTCCTCTGTACGCAATGCTACACGCCTAGCTGCATCCTGTGCATTAAGGTCTTGTATGTTGATACCATCTCCGAGGTCGCCGATTTCACGCATGGTAAGTCTAAATGCATTTGCGATGAATGGCAGGGGCAATCTTACGCGTTCAAAGTTCAAAAGATCACGATCAATCTCGGAATCAACTTCCATACCAACATTAGCCATTGCCCTATCACCGGACGTTACCCATTCAGTAACGCGGTGACGCGGCGTATTCGTGCGTATTACAAGCCCTGCTTCGTCAAGGTCGGAAAATACATTCATGACAGGCATAGCGGCCTGAATAATTAAATCATCATAATGCGTCCAGTTGGATTCATACGGCATTATGCCGCCGTTGGCACGAATTCTGCGCAAACTGTTGAAATCCATGTTGTTGTTAAGCAATGTGCGTCCAACGCTTGACGGCATATCACCAACAATTGCGCCTCCTGTCGATATATAGGATGGTACAAGGATATTAGACATTACAGCACCTCCATTTTGATATAAGATGGCCAGCTAGTGTCAGTAACCACAAGTGGCTCACACGCAATTCCCACGGCATTAGCGGCGGTTGCGCCTGTGGCTGTGAATAAACCTGATCCGTTAGTGGTTATAGTCAAGAATTGCCCTTCTACCACGGTTTCTGTGCTGGCGATACGAACGTTCCAGTGTGCGCCAGATTCGTTTGAGAGTGTTGGCACTTGATCCAATTCCTCAAACTCATCTGTTATCGCAAGTCCTGAAACACCGCCAATGTCAAGCACTCTAACTTTCACATTCCCCGTTATAGGAGTTTTAGGTGTGGTAACAAATCCCATTGCCCCGTCATATCCAGATGTTGCGCTTGTGGGCGTGCCTTGGTAAGGTATCAAAGCACAACCTGGTGTAACATGTGTGGGGATGTCTTGTAATACTTGTTCGTATTTATTCGACGTACCCGCAACGTTAATGACGTTGTATGTCGTATTAGCATCATTTCTTATTCTGCGTCCTTGTTTGTACATTACTTTTTACCTCCCGTCCTGTTAGCTTTCATTGCGTCCGCAAGGGTTGTCTTTTGTTTGATGAATGGCTCGACTTGCTCTGCTTGTTTCTGAAATCCATTTAGTGCATAGCTGACAGGCGTTTCAACATTCAGTTTCAAGCCTTGTGCGAGTCCGACAAGTGTTTCGTTATCCATTGCTTCCAACTTGTTGCGCTTTATCGCGGGATTTGCCGCCGATATTGATGTTACTGTTTCGCTTCGCCACTTCTTGTTAGTTTCAGCAAAGTTTTTCATGTTAGCCACAAGATCGGTGGGGCTTTCTCCCATTTCTTTCATGGTTTTTTGAAATTCCGCAAGTGCTCTGTTGATAACTGGTTGCGGCTTCTTGCGACGTTTGTTATTGCGTTGACGGCGATGGTTTAATTTCTGTACCACTTCGTCAATGTCTTCCTCGACGTCTTCCGGGATATATTCGTCTGTATCGATGTTTATATCTGGCTGATCATAAACAGACGGCTCATAGCCAAGTTCATCCATTTTTGCACTACAGTACTCTTGAATGTACTCAGCAGCTTGGTAAAGATCGTCAAGATACTCTACTGCTTCCTCTGGTGGGTATTGCGCGACGTAAGCCGTAAGCCCTGCGGCTATCTCCGTGGGTTCGAGGTCTACCAATTCGTCGTAAATTTCATAGGTAGGCGTATCGTAAGGTTCATCCATCATTGGATTAGGTTCGTTCGTGCGCATGGACAACTTTGTCGGTTGTGAATTTGCTTTAGGCTGCTTCTTTTTGAAAAACGGCATTTTCTTTTCTCCTTTCGGTGGCGGGGTTGCCGCCTTGCTTGGTTGTTTCGTTTGCGGTTGGTGTTGCGCTGGCGGCGGTTGCCTTGCGGGTTGATCGGTTATATATTGTCTATCAAGACGCGCTGGCATTGCGTAGTCAGATATGGTGAGGTTTTCGCCGTCAAAATTGTAAGCGACGCTGTACAAGTTTTCTTGTTTGTCGTGCTTAACAGAAAAAACCGCATAATTTTTGCGGTCTTCTTTGTCGTAGTATAATTCATGGATTTCTTTGACTTCTGGCTGCGCTTGCTGGATTTGCTGGAGTAGGCGTTCAGAGATCATTACTTGGGTGGCTTTGGCATTGGATTTGAATTTATTTCCACGCAACAATTTATCAAGCTTTCCCTGTCTTTTTTCTATGTCACTTTCAAGCCATTTTATTTGACTTTGCGTTTGTCCTATTATTTCGTCATATTTTCTTTTTGTAATCTCCATTTCCCTTTCAATATATCCATAACCACTTCCAACTTTGGCCTTATCGCTTGTAGGTGCATATAGTTGACTTGACAGTCTATCGAGTTCTGATTTTCTGTCTTTTTGAAGCCTTTCAAGGTCTTTTTTCTCTTGTGTTAATTCCTTTTCGCGTTTGGCAATACCTTTCTCGGCTGTATCAACTTTTTTCTGTTGCTCAGGACTTAATTGTGACTTTTCTGGTTGTTGCTTGCCAAAAGCTTCGCCAAGTTTTTTACCCGTAAACTTACCACCTGCGCCAGCTAAAATAGTACCATCGTCATCAAGTAAAATACGGCTTCCTGTATCAGTAGTTATCCAACGTTCATTAGCTTTAGGTCTAAATCGCTTTAGTCCTTGATTATTCGCAGTTTGCCCCGCGTCAGAACCCTTAACTCCTATGCACTTACCGTTGTCATCAACTTCCATTTCGCGCCCGTCTTTAAACTTGATTATACGGTTGTTGCGCTTGTAACTTCGCACTGCACTATACAGGCTCTTAGACTTCGCCCCACGGCTATAATGCCCGAACGCTCGCCTATCTAATCTTTTAGCAGGGGTAAACACAGCCCAATCTCCATCACGTTGTTGTGCGAATATCGCGCCGGAGTTATCGCCGTCTATCGCCCACGTTTCGGGATAGTCTACGGCTTTGGTGTAACCAGTGCGGATTGTCTTTGCACCGGATGCTATGGCTCGGTGTTTGCCTATTTTGCGGAAAGTTGGCTTTGCAGCGTTATTACGTACACCGCCCCCCATGTCATAAGAATACGCCCCTGTTTCTGTCGGCAACAATGCAAAATGATTCGGCATTAGCGACTTTTGGACGCTAGAATATTCCTCACCCGCATATTCACCGCTATTATTTACAGGATCAATAACGTAATAGCCTGTAGAGACTTCTAATCCTGGCTTACGTGACGCTATATGATCATACGCCGCTCGGTGCAGGGGGCTGTTGTCTTTTTTTGATTCATCAAAATAGATATGACAGCGGAGTTTGTCGTCTGTTTCGTCATACTCCACATTGAATATCATACCCGCACCGTATTTTTCTATATTTTCGGGCGTGTTAGCATCCGCGGGGTTACCTTTTTCATCTACGGGATGACCGATTGTTAAGGGTCTGCCTGCCCAACCGTCTGTTGATTTACGGATTTCATTGGCAAGCAACAATTCACCATTAAGAACGGCTTCACCTACCATAACAGCTTTAGCGCATAAGTAACGCTTCCCGTCGATTTCGTCATACCAAGTTTCTAGGCGCTCTTCGTTTACCGCGCCTTTGAAGTTTAGCTGGAGGCGATTATTAGTTTTGGAATACGCTTCAAGTTGATCATTAATTTCCATTTCACACACCTCGGCAATTCACTTTTTCTTCCTCTTACACTTCGATATTGCAACCGCTATTGCTTGATTGTGTGGTAATCTGCCAGCCCTCATATATCGGCTAATGTTTTTTGACACACAATCACGTTTTTTCTTTGCCATGATTCATCTCCAATAAAAAACCACCTTATCATATTCAAGTACGTTTATTTTCATGCAAACCTCCGCTTCCTCTGTCGTTTCATAGGCAAATAGCTAACAACGTTTCCTTGCATATCGGTATATTCAGGGGCTGGCAGACCATCCATAGCTTCACCATAGTCCCCGGTAGAGATATTGTAATCCGTTTCAGGGACTTCAGGCGGTTTGCCTATGTCTTCCCGGAATTCCTCTACCGGATAAATCTCAGAAACGTCACCTGATGATCCAACATACTGCCTAACCGCTCCAACACGGCGTGTAGCAATGTTTATTAATTCGTCCTCAGTGGGTTCAACCAACGGCGGCCATTCAAGCTCCCAGTCGTCAACCTGTGGCAACATACCGTATTGAATAAGACGCCCGAACAGCGGCACTAAAATACCACTACCCGCAAACCTTTCTCTGCGCTCAGCAACTCCACTTGTAAACATGTCGCGATCTGTTGAACTTGCTAATTGGCCTTGTTCGCTGCCCAAAAGTATGCGTCTTGGAACTTTTCTTTCAGTAGCGTATAACTCCAATTGCATTTCTAAATTGCCCCTAGGATCTGCGATGCTTGGCGATAATTGTTGTACTGTCATGCCAGATAAAGCAATTATTCGTTTTAGATTGTTTTGATATTCTTCAACAGCTTTCTTGTATTCCTCAATTTGCTCATCAGTATTTATAAAATTTGGGTCAAAACTAAACGCTAGTCCTTGATAGGCGCCTAAATACCACATATGCGAACTTGAACCCATAATTTTTATTATGTCATAAAGCGTATTGTATGACCTTTTTAAGGACGGTTCGCCGTAAACGGTGCTGTCAAGAATATCATCAACAATATGAATGATACGGCTATGATGAACCGTATGCGTTTTTGATAGTTTTCCATCTTGATCAGCGGTTGTTATTCTATATGATTCAGGCAAGCCAAATCTTGGAGATTCTTCGTTGCTATCCCATTTTAGTACTTGTGCTTGTTTTTCGCTGTAAACAGCAAACCCTATCAACTGAGCGCCCTTTTGTAATGGTTCTTCGAGTTTTCCACTAGCATTTATCACTATGACACTGTATCTGCCTATACAACATAAAGTATCAGCGCGTTTTGCCAGACCAAAAATATCATATTTTTTCTGTAATTTGGAAATAGCCTCTTCAAGCGGTTCATGATTATCATATTCGTCAGGCTTAATATTAGGATTGCTGCGCCATGTCATATCTGTCCAGATGTCAATGCCGCGCCGTGCTAGACCAACATTTTTATAGAGGAACATAAAATCGTCAAAAGTAGGTTCTGGTTTGTAGCCAAAATCAGCCATCAAGCTTTTGATGTCTTTGCCTTGAAAATTATCCCAAGCTGCTCTTGTTAGTTGCATCTTTCACCTCACACTGTAAAGGCTAACATTTTTCCAGCACTATTGTAATATGCGTTTGCTTGTGTCAGACAATCGCATTGATCGTCCGTCTTCCCACTAGGGAAAGCTGACAATTCCTCAATGAAATCACCGACCCATGAAGCTTTTGCTGGTATAAAAATATTACCCGCCTCAGCCTGTGCTGTAACTGCATGTGCGCGAGTAACCTTGCCGCCTTTAGGATTTACGGGAATAATGCCCGGTATATCGCGTTTCAAAGTGTCAATAACCGCCGTGCCGTTGGCTTTATCTTCTATCAAAATACGTTGTGCTTCTGGGTGTTTAGCTGAAAAGTCACGTATTGCTTTGACAGTACCGCTAAATGTCATCTGAGCACGGACTTGATCGACAAGATAACGTTCAGCTTTATTGTGACGGGAACGCGCCCATAATTGACCGACAACATGGCTACTTTCATCGGTGTCCTTAAAAGCGCAATCCCATGATTGAAGATAGTCAAACAGTGACGGTAAGACCTCCCAACGCTTCCACCATTCGCGTTTGAATATGCCGCCGGATCCTGGTGTTGGGCGTTGCTGGAATAGCGAAGCCCATCCAGACGAACCTTGCTCTAGTTTTTCTTTTTCCAGTTTTTCAACAGGATAGAACTCTGGCCATAATGCTTCTCCCGGTTGTCGATGGTCATATTCTGGAGCGTTTGATTCAGCTATAGCAGGGAAACTAATAACCGTCCACGGAACCATATCTTCATCAGCTTTAGCAATTTCTAGCAACCTACCACTAAGATCATCTTCATGCCAACGAGTTTGTATAATAATTTCACGCTTAAACTTGCCCTCACCCTGCGGAGGGACTATGCGCGTTCTAAATACTTCTCTATACCAATCATGCACCTTGTTGCGCAATATTGGCGAGTTAGCGACTTCACGAGATTTTATAGGATCATCAATAATGCCTATATCTGCACGTTGGCCAGATATGTTTCCGCCAATACCAGCGCACTTGTAAAACCCACGATGATTTACAATTTCAAACTTGTCAGAATTGCGCAAATAAGTGTTGGATGAAGATATCCTGCTTCCCTTGCCGAATAAAGCTGTTTGTGGAAATATGTCTTTATACTCAGGACTATCTATAATTCGTTGAATAGCTCGATTATTTGATTGCGCGAATTTTGCTTCATTTGACGTTGCAACCATGCGCAAATTTGGCTGTTTCCCATAGGCATATGCTGGAAAATACTGGCTTAAATATGTTGTTTTTGCGTGACCTGGCGGCATGAATATCATCAGACGATCAATTTCTGCATTTAACATCATCTCTAAGTGTCTACAAACCACTTTCATGTACCACGGGACAATATACTCCGGATTACAATACTCTACAAAGTCCACAAGGCTACGCCGCGCTATTTCTTGACGAATTAAATTATATATGCTAGACATGACCAGCCTCCGCTAGTGCAAGCAATTTTCGCAATTCTTCAAGTGATAGCTCGGACAAAGGATTATGTTGCGTTTCGGGTTCTGTTTCGGGTAGTTCTCGCCGTTTCGCTTCTAGCTCCTCAATATCTCGAATAATTCTATTTTTTGTCCGTGTTAATTGGTTGATATGGGCAAGCGCCTTATCTATCAGAGTAAATGCATTAGCACTCTTGCGTTGCTCATAGTCAGAATCCTGACCGCGCTCTATGCCTTCCGTTTTAGTAGTTTCCATGAATACTATGCCATCCTCAGCTTTTTCCCATGTTGCGATCTTATCCATAAGATCAACAATTTTAAGATCAATCATTCTAGCTTGGCGTTCCATGTCGGCTATACGGTCGGAATTGTCACCGTGCAACAAAAAATCCCGCTTATCAGGCGGGAGTGTCTCAGGTTTTAACGTACTATATATATCAAATTTGGAAGAGTTCTTGTTGCCGATTGGCGCATATCCGCCTTTATTGCCCTTGGCGAATTGGTTACCGGGATGAGCATAAGGCGAGTTCGATTTTGGATTTTTGTCAGTAGCAAGAGGCTTTTTGTTGTCTCCATTATTCGCTACATTTGATGTCTTATTTTTGGTTGTAACACTTGCATCCGTAGCGTGTAGCTTTTTCTTTTTATCCTTGTAGCGTGTAGCGGCTTTTTTTTTACCCCATTCGTAGCGCACTTTCCATGTTCTTAGTTTGCTTTTTGCATGTCCGCTTAGCTCGGATATTTCTGCAATAGACAGACCTCTATCATGAAGCTTTTCACATTCATGTCTATCCACACTGCCTGCCACCTCCGCTAAGCATTAGCTATGTCTCGTGTTGGACATAAGTCCACATTTTGATAATAAACGAGAAATTGTCAAATGTCAAGCGTTATTTGGCTTGTTTTGGTTCGTTTTGGCTTTTCTTTTTTCTTCTGTAGTTTCCAATCGCAACTTTGACATGACATCACTCTGTCATCAATTTCATGATTTTCACCATAAAAACATCTGCCGGTTGATTCAAACGCTATGCAAGGAAATTTCTCACCAACTTTAATGAGACGCATTTCATCAGCGCCAGAGGATACTTTGTAGCCCTGTAAACCCATCACATCTACAAAACCCTGCAATGCTCGTCTTAGCTCGTTTTCAGCACTAAAATATGCGCCTCCGGCATCTCCACCATGATATATTGCTGCTTCAATTGCTTTGTTCAAAGCGTCAACCTGTATTTCATTCATTGTGTTTATCTCCTTTCATAATTGACAAAATAGTTTCCAATGCTAAATCATGAAGCGATACACAATTATTTCGACATATGTGAACCGCTCTCGCAACACCACGCCAAGATAATTGTGTAAAGTACCTAGCTTTGATTATGTCCCTTTCGTCAGTGGTAAGCTGCTCCATAGCATCATGCACATTATACCGTATTTCGGTTATCAAGTCAATATTTTCGATAAGTTTAGATATGTGTGCGTAATGTCGCTCGGCTATAATAGCTTTTCTTGCTGTCGGGTCAGAAACATCCGAACCGCGTGGCGTACCGTCATTTACCAAGGAAGATATCTCTAAGTCGGCATCAGCCTCCTCTTGTGTTTGTATCACTTTCAAGCGAAGTTCTTTTACCCTATCAAGCATATCGGGATAAGCAAATAGTAAGGCTTTTAAATCTTCTAGCGTATCAGGTGGACTATAGCGCATACATTAACTCCTTTCGAGCTATGGTTATATATGGCATTATAAGTTGGATTCTGATTTTTGTCAACTGTAAATTGTCAACACCAAGCGCCAAATTCAAAAAATACAATTTTAGGCCGTTTTGTACACCGCAAACCCTGTTTTCCACTCTGATAATAATTGGAACATCCTTGAGTTTACGGGCTTTATAAGTCTTATAGTGATAAAATTATTTTTTTTCTATCTAAAATAGAAATAGAATAAAAAATAAGTAGAGTGTAAATATATGTAAAATGCCTATAAACCCTGTTATATAAGGGTTTATAGGCATTTGTCAAATATTGTAAGCTGGAAATATTTTTTTATGTACACTACATATAGGGAGAATTTCTTAATTTTTTGTACTTGGCTTAGAGATATGTTGATTTTACGGTATTTGTAGGCATTTAGCTTCTTAACTATACGTGTATTTTAGTAGTGGAAAAATTATTTTTCTGAGCTTGTTAGCGGTTTGCTAATATGCTGAAAACCTTGTGTTTATGCGGTTTTAACGTGTTTTCAGTATAACACACAAAAACGCGTTTGTCAAGCACTAAATTTAGCTGCGAGAATAAGCGTGTTTATAGTGGTTTAGATAACGTTTTGAGCATCTTGTGAACTTTGCGCGTGAGCCTTGATGTGTTCCCAGCGCCTTTTTTGATTCTCTGGTATAGCGATTGCATTTTCTTCACATTGGTAAAAGCTCCATGCCGGTTTGTACTTTAGGCGCTTCCTGGCGTATTCTACTTCATCCCAAGTCTTAAAATCTCGCCAAGTCCGTTTTTTGCGTAGGATTTGGTCGTCTAGTGCTTCAAGGTGTATTAATGGTATTAGCTTTTCGGCTTGCGGAAAAACGTAGCCACATGACGGACATATTCGTTGTGAAGCATAGCAGACGCACTCGCATTGCTCGCATAATTTGACGGGGGCGTCTTTCTTTTTACCTTTAGGAGGTGTTTCAAGCGTCCACTCACGATCAGCCCACGGTAGATCATGCTCCTTGTAGTTTCCTAAACCGTCAAGCACATAACCTACTTTGTCAGGATTTTTCGGGTCTGCCCGGAGACAGCGCATAGTTGCCTGAATATAAAGACGCAAACTTGCTGTTTTTTTCCATAACATTGTGCATGAGCAACCATTGACACTTAAACCCTCGTCATATAAAAGCGCATTTGTAAGTATTTGCAGTTCTCCATTTTCAAACGCTCTCATTGCGGCTTCTCGTACTCGTACAGGCGTTTTCCCATCAACCGACATACCTTTATACCCTGCGGCGCGAAAAGCCTCTGCTGTGCCTTCTGCGGCCGCTACAGATACATTATAAACTATGGTCTGTAACCCGTCCGCATGTTTTTGATAATTGCGGACGCAATCGGCGTACACGTCAGGATGTTCAAGCAATATTGATTGTTGTTTGGCATCATACTCACCGCGCGTTTTCTTGATATTTGAGTAGTCAACAAAAGAACCCGCAAACAACTTACCTTTCGCAAGAAAACCATTGTCTTGCAACCAAGATGTTTGAGGCCCAGAAATTATTATATCATAGAGGTCAGCAAGTCCTTTTGTATGGTATGGTGTGGCAGTAAAACCGATTTTGTATTTGAAATGTTGTAAAATGCGGCGATAGGAGCAACTCCCGCTGTGATGAGCCTCGTCTACAATTACAATATCAAAATGCTTTAGAAATTCTTCAAGGTTTTTCATACTAGAGATAGTTTGCACCATATCAATTTTAGCTTTTGATAAATCAACATTACAAGATTGACAGGCTTCTCTTAATAACTTGACTATCTCGATACGATGTGCAAGAATAAGAGAACGCTTGCCTTTAGCCGCAATCATATTGATGATGTGAGCATTTATCACGGATTTCCCACCCCCGCACCCTAGCACAATTAAAGGCGCCTTGTAGCCTTTTCGGAGAGCCGTTTGAGTGTCAGCTATTATTTTGGCTTGGTGGTCGTAGAGTTGCATTTTTATCACCCGAATTCACGAATAGGTATTGGAATTTTTCTGTCACAGTGTTTGCAATTGGCGTAAATTTTTATTTGACTAGATGAATCTGGAAATATTGTATTACACTCACATATTGTGTTGTTTATCCTAGATGTATTTGCGACGTTCAAGTGCTAATCTAAGTGATTCGATTTCTATTTGTTGTTTTTTAAACGCGCTGTTCAAAACAGTTAGTCCACATTTATATTGCATTAAATCCATCTTAATTGAATTCATTTCTGCTTTATTTATCTTACATTCAATGAGGTTTGCTCTTTCTCGATTTTGTCTCCTTTGTTCATCGATTCGCAAAGCTTCGGGAATCGCAAATGCAATGACAACAATCAAAACAAGTGACCCCATAAGCATCCCCATAATAAACCCTATCATTTCACGCCCTCCATCTTTCATTTGCTATACCATACTGCGCCGCTAGTCCGATAAAAGCATTTTGCGCGACAAGCGGTATGTCGTCCCTGCCTTTATTCTCCCATACAGACAAGGTAGCACGGGATACACCGATTTTTTCAGCCATTTCTTGCTGATTTAAGTCAAGATTAACACGAAGTACGCGAATTTCTTTACCAGTCATATAGACACCTCCATAAGTATATTATAACGCATGCCATGCATTATGTCAAGTATTTATTCAATATTCTAAAACTTCTTATTTACAAGTTTGCCTTGTTGGTGTATAATAAACACAAACACGACACAATGATAGATGGAGGCAGCTTATGGACGATTTTATCCACCCGGCAACAGACCCTCAAATTTACACACCTGACGACATAGGACTGTCTATGTTATATGCTGAAAATTTTCGGAATTGTTTACTCTATGCGGCAAAAGATGGTGATGATGCAGATGGGAAATGGTACAGCTATGACGGCAAGCGTTGGCAACCGGATAATTTGCGTGTTCGACAGAATCTTGCGGAACGGTTTGCACGATTTTTGAAACGAAATTCTCCATACAGCGAACAAATAGCAGAACTCCATGCACGTCAACAAAGCATGGAAACAAAGGATGAAAAAGGAGAGGTTAAGGTAATTGGCGATAAATCGGAAGTCGATAATGTGAAAGCCAAATTAGCTATACTTGAAAATATGCAAAAAAAATGGGATAGGCGCATTTCGGCGTTACATGATCTTGCCGGTCAGCGGAATTTACTAGCTATGGCTGTTAACAAACTACTTAAATGTAGTAGCGATCTTGACGTGGAAACAAATTTGTTAAATGTTGAAAACTGCACTTTGGATATAAAACCTAAAGGCAAGCGAAAGGGCGCGGTAATAAGGCAACAGAATCCAACAGATTATATTACCAAACTTGCGAATGTCAGCTATAATAAAAACGCCGATCCCACAATTTGGAACCAATTTGCAAGTGATATTATGTGTGGCCGCGAAGACTTAATGCGGTTTTTTCAGCGAGTTTGTGGATACATTCTGAGCGGTAATGTAGTGGAAAAGAAGTTTTTCATACTATATGGCCCCAACACGAACAATGGGAAAAGTACGTTTATCAGCATATTAAGGGAGATTTTCGGAGATTATACGGCTATGCTAAAATCAGAAAGTGTAATAGAGCAAAGATTTAGTAGCTCCAGCGCACCGAATCCTGACATTACGAAGCTGCAAGGCGTAAGACTAGTATTGGTAGACGAAATACCAGAACATGCCAAGTTAGATTCTAACAGATTGAAGCAGTTTACGGGCAGTCGCGCCGGGTTGACTGGCAAGCAGATGTATGGAGAAGAAATTACGTTTAAAATTCAATTTAATTTAATTATAGCTTTGAATGAGTGGGGACAAATCAATGACAATTCGGTATTTAGGTCTGGGAGGGCTATGCTGATACCTTTTGATGCAGATTTTACAGGCGACAACGACAACAAAGACATAGATACTCTATTGCGACAGCCGGAAGTCAAGCAAGCAGCATTAAATTGGATGATACAAGGCTATGCTGATTATTTAAAGTATGGGCTAGGAGAAGTGCCACACGAAATTTCAGCATTGATAGATAGCTACAGTTATGAAAATAATCCAATTAGGAGGTTTGTGGATGATTGCTTAATAGAATCGAAAAACGATAAGATTATATGGAGTTCTCGGACAGATTTTCGGTGTTTGAAGAATATCTATCATAATTGGTGTACTGATAATGATGTTAGGCCGGAAAGCACACTGAGGATCAGCAAGAAATTCAAGGAAATGGGAATGTATCTAAGTGAATACCAGCCTGGCACTGAGAAAAAAACAGGCGGCAATAAGAAGTATTTATGGGGCTGGATGCTGAGGGAGGGAATATAAAACATGATAGGATTTGCAATAGGACTATTACTGTGGGTATTGATTTTTGTAATAATATGTAAACGCACTTATGATAAAGCAATGAGTAAGTTTTTGGAGCGATTAACTTCACATAGATTTCCTAATGTATGTTTTGATATCAGTAGAACATTAAATAATAAGAAATGAGGCGCAGTCATATCAACAGAGAATTGCGAACGATGTAGCGAATCGCTTACCTTTCAAGAAAAGAAGCCGCTAATTAGCGGCTTCTTTTCTGCACCCCTTTAGTATTCTAAAATTTCTTAGCAACAAGCTATTGATGTTAATAATATTTGTGGTTCATTAGGAATTGCGATTTTTTGTATGTTTAAAAAATCTTCTTCCTCGCATTCACAATTATCATCATTTAAATACATCGAAATTGCTTGTTCTTGACTTTCAGCAAATAAAACCATGCCTATGAGGTTACTGCAATACGCTTTTGATGTTATTACATAAAGTTTCATCGTTATTCCTCCAAATATTCCAAAATACAGTCCCGCGCCTCTTCCCATCCATAAGCAATCTCCACACGATTCTCCCATTTTCGCAAACGCATAATCCACCCAATTTGTTTATCAGTTTCGCCGCCTAAACGCAAATAACCGCAAGTATGTAACTTAGGCGTTTTTAGTTTGCGCTTAGGCTCTTTCAACTCGATATATAGGCTTGAATATCCGCCTTTTGCTATGGGCAAGTGTAAATCAGGCAATCCGGCAGACAATCCCGCAAGGTTAGCTTTCATGCCCTCAAATTTGGAGCGTCGGGCTTCATTGCGGATTGCGTGCAGGACTTCAAGTTCGGGATGAGCTTTTAGGGCTAAATTACGCCAGCTAAAGAGTAATTGCTGGTGTTGTTCTTCGCTTACGGCTGCAGGATCAATCATTATTCACCTCGACAAGTGGACAAAAGTCAAAACGAACTTCAAGAGATAAATCAATACATCGCCTAGATACAGAACAAAAACTTTTTTTCTCCCATAATACCCTGGAGCATTCCGTTGAAAATATTACCGGTTTTTCTGCCATTCTACACACCTCATCTTAATTATTTCTTTTATCTTGATAATTTTTGAAACTTTGATAATCACGATGGTATTTCGTCAAAATCTTTACTATTTTTGAGGTTAATAAACAATATGTTCCAAATATTAGCGCTAATCCAAGAGCTATTGGCCAAATAAAGCCAATACATACACCAAAGACACACGCTATTATTTTCCTTTCTTTCTTAAATTCCGGTCTGGAGGAATTAATATCCCACACTTCAAAAGCAACTCCAGCTATAATGGCAACTATAAAAAATATGACATAATACATCATAACAACTCACCCCATTTTAATCTGCTCAATTTTTCTTTGATTCGTTTTAAGGTCAAATATCTGGATTTGCATATTCGACAACATTTCATCTTTTGCAAGGTTATAAAATTCGCGAGATGCTTCAAACCCGTAAGAATGTCTACCAAGTTCATGTGCCGCGCAATGTTATACCACAAAATCAAATAAAGTTGGCTGATTCATTTGTTCTATAATTTCCTTGCAATTTCTGACAGCCACATTAAAATAAGATTCTTTTAATTCAATTCCAATGCCACGACGTCCCATTTTCAAGGATTGATAGACTTCTGAACCTATTCCTAAAAATGGCGTAAAGACTATGTCGTTAGGATTAGTCCATAATTCAACACATCTTTCAATTACACCCAATTGTAAAGGGCAAATATGCTTCTCATCGGCGTTATCTCTTGCCTGCCTAACGTTAAGCACATCTGTTTGTTGGATATCGAACCAAACAGGTGAAGCGTATTTTTGCCACATTTGCACAGGGAAGCTTTCTTTAGTGTGGGTTACGGGGTCTATAACATCGACTTCCTTTGCCCATTTGCGAAATATCAACATTTGATCAGGTATTCCTTGCCTTGAAAAAGTGCTGTCAGCTCTTAATTGTTTCCATAACAATCCATGCGCTTTTGTGCGCTGCATTTCGACGACTGGATCTTTCCAAATAATTACTTTTGAATGATACTCCCAACCGTGCCGCAAATGCGCTCTTATTATATCACCGCTAAAATCGTAAATACCAGCCGTACCGTCACGGTTCTTATATTTTACCAAATCTTTACAGTGAACAGCGCAAAGTCTGCCCGGCACAGTAGTTCGCAAAATTTCAGGTATGAGGTATTCGTATTGCTCAAAAAATTCATTATGATCCTGACAGTTGCCCATATCAGCTAGATCATCACTATAAATATATAAGTTTGCAAATGGTGGAGAGTACACACTAAAATGTATGCTATTGCTAGGTATTTGTTGAATAAGTTGTACGCTATCGCCGTTATACAATGCGCATTTCTCTGTAACATATTCCATTTTCATCCTCCGACACCACCCATTCCGGGATAGTTATTTTTTTAGAATTCACATTCAACTTAAATCGGGTTTGTTTTAAATTTTGATTCTGAATTTCTTTAATAGGCCCGTACATATTGCGCTTCATGTCATTTTGTGCCCTTTCTTTGCGCTTTACAACATCAAGTATTTGTTGCTCAGTACTTCCGATCACTACATAAGCATTCACGGGATTTTTTTGTCCAAATCGCCAAAATCTTCTAACGGCTTGATAATAGCTTTCGTAGCTATAGTCAATACCACAAAATATTGTATTATGGCAATTTTGAAAATTCAATCCGTACCCGAATATTTTAGCTTTACTTATCAGGATTCGGATTTTACCGTCAATAAAATCCATTGCCCGCTGCTCTTTCAGCTCTGTCTTGTGACTACCTCTAACTTCGACGGCCTCGGGGATTGCTTTTTTTAGCGCGTCAGCTTCATAATCGGTATTACACCATATTAAGTATTGTTCATTATCTTTCATGACGATTTCAGCACATTTCGCGACTCTCGACTCAACTGTAATTCGTTTTTCTTTATGAAAAGCCGTTGCGTTTGTTTCTATTTTGCGAAACAATCCGTCATCAACTTGATTTTCAGATAATTCGCTAATTTTTATTATTTCGGTTATCTCACTTAGCGGCGGCAAATTATAACCCTCGTCACTAAACCCTATTTCCGATGGTTTAGATATGCAGACAGCCCACGTAGATACCCATTCCCAAAATGGTTTAATTGCATGACCTTTGAGCACATAATTGCCGCTTCGACTTGTGTCATTTATAAACCATATTGCAAGTGCTTCATGTGATTTCATAACACCTAAAAATTCAGCTTGATTTAAAATTTCCATATGATTATTAGGTGATGGAGTAGCAGTGCATGAAAGTTTGTACTTAGTATGTTCAAAAGATTCTATTATGGTTCTTTTAGTTGACCCCATATATGATTTCAATATTGATGATTCATCAAGAATAACGCCAACAAAGCAAGAAGTGTCGAAATGTTCTAACATTTCATAATTTGTTATATTGATACCAGAGTTAACATCTGCCTGTGTACGACAGATGTTAACCTCAATACCAAATTTTTCACCTTCTCTTTTTGTTTGCTTCGATACAGCAAGAGGTGCAAGTATTAAGATATCACCGCCTGTATGCTTGTAGATTTGATCTGCCCAAGACAGCTGAGCCAATGTTTTACCTAGCCCAGTGTCAAGAAAAAGCGCAGCCTTGCCTTTCTTTAAAGCCCATTTTACTATAGTTTTTTGAAAATCAAAGAGATTGGTATTTAAATCGCTTTCTTCGACGTCAAATCCATAGTCTGAAAAAGTTTTAATTTTTCGTTGTAAAAAATTCAGGTAATCCATGCTTTCCCTCCCGCGCTATTTATAAGTCGTGATTCACGCTTTCGTCAAGATCATGGGTGCATTTTGCATATAAATTTTTTAACGTGTCCATAACTACCTCCCAATCTTCATCTGTTTTTGGCGGCGTTCGCTGGATTACGACATTATACGCGACTGTGAAATGATCGCGGATTGTTTGCTGTAGGGGTGTGTATTCTCGTTTCAACATATCTTACCTCCATGCCGATATGGCCTTGTTTTGTTATATTCGTGCTTAGATCGTATAGCTTCGTTAATGTCAATATCAGCAGCCGCACAATAATCTAAAATGCGGATTATGCAGTCGGCAAGCTCTATCGGTACACCTTCGGGCTTTTTGTTATAGATTATTGCATCTTCATCAAATCCAGTCCGATAAATTTCCAAAGCCTCAGATAACTCAGACACGCACAACATCAGAATTTCCGGCAATTTACGCGGCTCTTCCCACCAGCCTTTTGATACTGATAATTCGTGGATTTCTTTGGCTAAATCGTTTAAACTCATATTCACACCTCTAAGATATTAATTTTTCTTGTTTGCAATGCATTTCTAAAGCTCTTTTTATCTTCCCGCATTTTTTAGCCAAATTATCAACTTCGGGTTCATCTTGATACCCTTGATTCAACAAAAGCAAGTGCTTTTTTACTTTTAATGTCAGGTTAAAGATCATGTCGTCGTTTGCTCTTCGCCAGTCTATAAGAGGTTGATACTTGCGTTGCAAGTTCGCACAATGTTTAGATAGTATCGGGTCCTCCCAAAGATAATCCGGCACGTCATCGGTGCAGAGCAATTCCTCTAAATAATCTCGCATTTTCTCCAGTCTTTTTGCTAATTTATTATACTTGATTTCCTCTGGCGTTGGTTTAGGAGGCGGCGAATTATCTAACGGCGACAATCCAAACTCGAAGCATAGTTTATTGACAGCTTCCGGTGTTGTTATGCCGTCCATTAGTTTGACGAAGTCTATTACGCTGCCAGATTGTTGACAACCAAAACAATGAAAACCTCGCAAGCCATAAATTTTAAAGCTTGCCGTTTTGTCTTTGTGTCCAGGCAACGGGCAACGGGTTTTATCATGATGCGTTTTTACACTGTACAAGTCTAAAACTTGTTGCAATGGGATTTTGGAACAAATTTCTTTGCATTTATCAGTTATTATCACAACACATCTCCAATTCACTCTGAATTCTTTCATTTATTGCGTTTACCAATTTCCATCTTAGCCTCGTTGCCTCGCCGCCTCTGATGTGATTTTGTGATTTATTTTCTTCAAAAACCGTACGTACATCCGCATAAAGATCAGGATCAATCTCTAGCAAGCGCTTATATATGTCCTTTTGAATTGTATTTCTGGAAATTTTAAACTTTCTAGCTGCTTGTCGTATAGTGCATTTAGATTCGACTATATACTTGGCAACATCTATGGCCCTATCTGCGATATATTTTTGCATTAATTGTTCTCCTTTGAGCTTAATATTATTAATTTGATCTGCCCTCATATCTGTCACCATTCCTGTCCTTGTGTCTGTCATCATAATTGCCTTCTAACACTTTAATTTTGGCACGATTTTCAAAATATTGCATAACTTTATTTGACAACAAAAACAAGGCAAATGCAATTGGCCAAAAAAACGGGATAAGAACAACAAATAATATTGAATAATCCTTGCATATTTTTTTACAACTTGAGCAAGATTCATATCTGCACTGCTTTCTCGTCATAACGTAGTGGTTAACATAATAACGCATATATCCAAGCGCTATGCCTGCTCCAACAACATACAATAAGTAAATCATTACCCGCCACCTCCATGCAGCAAAATGTACTTGCTGTTTGCTCCCGCATTATTACAAATAAATTCCGTCGCTTTTTCAATACTTAAATGTGTCTTAATCTTGCGGTATTCGTGACAGAACTCTCCAGCAACTTCTTTTTGGCGAATTGTTTCCACTATTTCAGCTTCGTGGTAACTACCCTCAATCATATACATATCATAGCCTTTAGCTTCAACATGATCAAGAGATACGCAATCAGTAGCATATAACGCCGATTCATCGTTAAAATTTACATGAAAACAGCAATTATCCACATCATGCGGGATTCTTTGGGGCATGACGCTGATCACGCCCCACGAAGTCCATTTGTCTAGTGGTAGCACGTCAATATTGCGTTTATCCACGCCGCAATCGTGCAAAATGTGTACCAACCACTCTGGCACGGCAAAGCGCAATGTAGGGCGTTCTTGCGCTAATTTGCGGATTGTTATTTTATTGCAATGGTCGCCGTGTGCATGAGTGATAAATACGATTTTTAGTTCTTTTACGGCGGGAATTGCCTTGAAACTAACACCCATGTCTAAGGCAATCTGATTGTTTAGAATCAGACAATTTCCCGCGCTTCCCGTTTTAATGACTTGAACGTCCATGCTATGCCCAAATCCCGTCAAGTGGTACCTTGACTTGCCTTATGACGCCCTTTCTGGTAAAGAGTGCTTGCATTGGCTCCATTCTATACTCAGATGACTCGATCTGATAAAAGCTAAAACCATGCGCAATTAGCTCAAGCGCATCTTCACGACTAAACCAATCTCGCATATTATCAAGATTTTTGCAAGCTGATATCCAACCTCCAGCATAGCGAGAGTCGTAGTCCATAGGAAAGTCTTTTGCTTTCGCCTCTTTTAAATTGAATATGAAAGGGTCAAATCTTCCGTCCGGTCGATACCACAATCCACGCGCGGGATGATCAATCCGGTAAAGCAATGCGCTCATCAATCCACGTCCTTGTCTGCTCTTGTCTATCGCTAACGCTAAACGGACTTTCCGTGTCCTTTATTTCCACGTTTAGCGGTTGGCGTGAACGTCTCATTATACTGGTAGCTTCTCTGATTGTCATTGTTACAATCATCAAAGCTACCAGCACAATAATTAATTTTCCTGTTCTTATTAAAAACTTCTCCATTAATCCAACCCCATCATTATGCTAGTGTTGCTGTCTAAAATAGTGCGTGGCAGAGCTCCGTCCCATGCATTTATCCACATCTGCCTTAATATGCGGTCATCTAAGCCGTCTGCCAAAAGCCTGTTAGCTTCAGCCTGTGCTTCAGCCGATTTAACAATATATTCCGCAGTTACAAGGGCATGTATCCTCTGAATTTCGGCGGCGGCTTGCGCTGCTACGATATCAGCTTGCGCCTGTGCTTCTGCTGTAATTAAAACCCTTTCCGCATTTAGACGGTCATAATATAACCTTGCCTCCGCATCTAAACGCATTAATTGCGCCTGCTCGTCAGCTTCCATAAGTGCAACTTGCAAACGATACTCGGCCTCCATTTGCGCTATCCTTGCAGCGTTTTCTGCGTTCAATTCAGCTTGCGTTCTGCGCCAACTAGGCGTACAACCTGTGAACAATATAGACGTAAGTATCAACCCTATAACTACTTTCTTCTTCATGCTTTGCCTCCTGTTTTTAATATTAAAATAATCGCCTAATTTTATCATATTACTTAATATCATCTATTGATAAAACCTCCGACGGCGTCGGTGACGTATTCGGCGGATCATCCATCGTAGCGTCCGCGATGTCAATTATCATGTCGTTAATTTCGCCGCCTGTGAGATAATCCGGTGTTAGGTTATTGCTTATAGTCATACCGTCACCCTCGTAAGCCATCCGCATTTCGGTGGATAAAGGCGCACCTTTGCTTAAAAGCTGTCGTAAAATTGTCTTATTTGCCATACCGTCAAAATCCTTGTACCAAAAGCTAGAGTACGCCCACTCATTTTTCTTGTCGTAGTTTCCGGCTTCGTATTCCGCAAAGCTTACACGTCCAGGAAAATCTTTCCCGTTTGCAGTTTTTTTAGCTGGAGCCGGCCCGAATGCTTTAGAATATCTTTCAGCATGACGGAGCATTTTTTCTTTTGACCAATATAGAATCTCTTTGTAGCCATTCAAAAGCTCATAACAACCATAATAGCCTACTGTTTCAGCTAAATCACGCGCCAAAGGGTCTTCGATAGCTCTTGCTTCAAAAACGTTGGAGAATACATCATAGCGAATCAATTCGCCTTTTTTGACTGGTATCGTATAAATATAACGGTAAACACCACTATTCATGGCAAGTGCTTTGTAGCCTTTCCATCCGCAAATAAATGTTGCTGTTATGCGGTTATTTTTTTTATCTTCAAACGGCACTAGATAATACTGCCCTAGTTGTGGGCTTGGCGAAAGGTTCAAGGCTTCGCCAAGTAATGCCGCTGATAGTATCGTAGCCGGATCGCATTCTTGCAATTGCGGATTGACGGCAACCGCCGACGTAATAGACGATACAAAACGTTGTACGCGCTTTGTGTCTCCCAGTGTATCGTTAATTAGCTTTTGATAGCCTGGTTGAGCTATCGCCACTGAAAACTTGATTTTTTGCGGCTGGTGAGACATATTCATAACCTCCTTCATTTAGAAAATTCTTAAGCTCTTTCAATTTCGACATTGGCGCGGTTACAGTAAACTGAACTGTCCTTATCGGGTCATCTTCTTGCGTTTGTGCCGGAGCTAATATTACTGGCGGCGGCAATGCAGCCTCGATTTTCGCAACCGCCGTAATCTGCATTTGCTCAGCCGCCGCGCGTTCTTCTTGACGCTTTCGTTGCTCTTCAACAGCCTTTTTGCGTTCTTCGACGATCTTTACGGCTTGTGCCATAT